TATCTCTTAACCCTTTCCAAGTCTTGTAGATATATTCTATTGTCGAATGGTTGAGTTTGTTTTCATCCCAACCCCAACCACACGCCAAGCATTCAACCTCAAAAAGGTTTAGTTCGCTTGGTTCTGTGAGTTTGGGTTGAAATATGCTAAAACCTCACCACTAAATGCGCTGATAATTTCAGTTATTGGTTCAAAAGTTCCATCCTCATCCAACATTTGCTCTATCTCCTCGATAGTTTTACCAGTTCCAATTGAAGCGATTAAAGAAGCATTGTTGAAGTCTTTTGCAATTTCTTCTAAACCTGCCAAATCGGTCTTGGTAATTTTAGTTAATTCTTTTAATTGAGAGAACTTAAACTTAAACTCAAGTTCTTGTTTGTTAATGGTGATAATCATAATTGTTTTATTTTGATATTGTTAAAAAGTAATCTTGAAATTTAATAAAAATACCATCCTGCCCCGAACCCTCATCGAATGTGTCGTTTTCAGATTGGAATGATATTAATTGAACTGGTGCGCTTATATAATAATCTAATGCAGTTCTAATCTTTGCGCCTAAGTCATCAATGGTGCTTTGTAAATTAGCTACCATAGTAACTTGAATCCTTAATTGGTCCATTGAAGAAACTCCACTTTTCGTATTATTAGGAACGGTTGAAATAGTTGTAAAAGTCAACGCTGGAAATTGAGCAGTTTGAGGCATTTGTTGTGGATAAATTCGAGTTCCAACAACACCAGTAACGGCAGCCGATGAACTTAATATTCCATAAATTATAGTTGATGCACTCATGCTGCTTGTAATCCTTTTAGTTTTGCTTGTTCTTTAATTAATGAGTTTATTTTAGCTTTCATAAACTCAATTCCTGCCCCTTTATATTCATCGTAAGCCTTCCGAATGATTCCGTATGGCTTTACATATCCTGTCGAATGTTTCGCTCCGTAAACCCTTCCTTTTACACTTGCTCCACCTTTACTCTTATTTGCTCTAAATCTTGGAGCAGTTCCAAACTCTAACAAGTGAGCAGCATTACCACCATAACTTATTAAAGCATTTTTACCACCCGAATATCTTGGACCAACGTAGTAAGTAAAATAAGGCTCACGACTTTTTCTATTCCTTTTGAAAGCCTCAACCGAATTAGCAAGAGATAAAGTTAACTTTCTCATTTCAGCACTTTTTGAAGTACCATGTTTTTGAGAATAATCTGCTTTTAATCTTGCAACCAGAGGCATTGCTGCTTGTTTTACTATCTCATCAATTCTGTCAGGATTAAGCCATTCATCTTGACTTAACTTGCTTATCATTTCTGATAGTCCTTCTATTTTAATGCTTATCACGAATTATCCTTTGCTATTGCAGTTATTAAAAAGCCTTCATTTAATCGAGTTCCAAATGGGTCTATATTAGTTATGTTGTAAGTATTTCCCCTCCAAACTATTCTCATCGTTTCGTTAATAACTAACCCAGTTGCACGAACCTCACAATTTATCTGAATACTTGCAACTTTTTCTTCCGTTTCTTGACTTTCTCCGCCCCCTGTTGGTATCACTTTCGCCCAAACGGTGTACAGTGTCGAGTAGGCACGAATAGACTCGCCATTCGCACCTCTCGTTTCTGCATAGTTTTGGATTACTATGGATTGGTCGTATTTACCAAAATTAATCACTATAAAGTACCAGTTGTAGGTGCGCCAGTGATTTCCAATGAGCCTGAGAAAGTAACGGCTGCTTCCATTGGTGCAGTCATACTGATTGAAGTCAAAATACAACTTGCTTGGTAGTATAAGTCACCTGTTCCAGCAGTCCATTTTGCGGTTAAGATGCTTTTACCAGCAATAGCTGCATAAGCCTCATCAAAACCCCATGTTCCATCTTCTGCAAAAATACCTTCAAAGTCGAATGAACCCGAACCTTGTCCGTAGATAGACTCTTTCCAACCATTTGAATCTTTGTTTGAAATGTCGATTGCATTTCTGCTTAATTTAAGCGAATTGCTTTTTAGTTTTGCGATTGTAGTTCCACCTATTTTGAGAACGACCGCAGTTCCATTAATTGCTCCTGTGCTTGCCATATTATTATTGTTTATTTTTTAGTTTATTACTGCAACGAAATCGCTCGCAGTTGTGCCTGTTGAGAATACTTTTCTAACCGCAATTGGAAAGAATCCTACTGCAACGGCTTTGAATAATACCGCTCCACCAACTCCAGTTGTTACGGCTGAGTTAGTATCTGCGTGTTCCCATGGTAATACTACTAAGTCCCCAGTAGTTCCTACATAGATTGTTCCGATTGCATAGTTTCCATCTGCATCAGTTATGTAAGCCGTATCGGATTTGGTTACCGATACACATTTTGCTCCGATTGTCTTTATCATTTTAGTTTAAATTAGTCCTATGCTTGGAATCGAACCAAGTTTAGCCGTTCATAGGTGCGTATATAAAATTATTTCTATAAGGTTCTAATAAGTATCTTGAAGCTAAAGGAATCTCATTAACTTGAGTACCAGTAACCACATCTTGTCTATTTTCGTAAAGGTGTCCGATTATCAAAAGCATTGCTTGTTTAATTGCTTGAGGTACTGCTGCTGCATTCGTATAGCCACAAACAAAATTAACTATCAACGCTCCCATTCTATCGTAAACGCTTGGAATAGATTTGAGCCTAAACCTTGCAGGATTACCATAGATGTCGGTCTCATATAATGTTGGAGAAAGTGTTTGAAGTACATTGTCCGTATCATAATAGCTTACCGTATCTATTGAGATAATTGGTGCTTTATTTATGTTCGAAATAAACAATGTCAATTCAGATTTATCAAATTGCAATGCCCAACTTTGAGATATTAAAGGTCTCCATGTTTGCCCTTCAACTATTTGTCTTGCTATGGTAATCAAAGTAGTTACAAAAGTTTGCTCACTATCATCGTTCAAACGAAGAAAAGCCTTAACCTCTGCGTAAGTCAATGGTTCGGTAGCTGGTCCTGTAACTAATCTGTAATTCATTTCTTTTTCCTTTTGTTTCTCTCAGGTGTTTCAATTATTGCATCTTGAATCATCAATTCAATCTCTGCCTCATCCTTTCCTTCTTTGGTTAGTATAGCGTAACCAGTCGCAATTAATTCCTCGGCTTTTTCTGTGCTAAATTCGGCTTCATCTCCTTCGAAATAAGCCAAATTAAATCTGCCTGGACTTTTAATAAATTTTACTTTCATAGGTTTAAATTAGGGGAGAGCCGAAACCCTCCCCATTTATTATGAAATACTCACCACGAGTCGATTAGGTAGTGGTAATGTCCTTACAAGCAGTAAATGTTTTTGGTTGTTTAACCGCAACACCAACATACTGATTCATCACGATTCTGTTCTTACCACCGATTGCTTGGCTCATGTTATCAACAACTAAGTCGATACCACCGTATTGTCCGATAACCAAGTTATCCCAAGTACCATAAATTAATGCAGAACAAACACCTGTTGTAGTTCCTTTGTCCAAATTGCTTGGTACATTAGAAGTAGAATAAGCAGGCTTGCTATCAATTTGACTTTCGATTCCACCGAAGTAAGGACCATAAGCCATTAACATTGCACCACTACCAGCATCAACTTGAGTTTGTTTTAACTTAGCTACTACCTTAGGGTTAGTCAACCATTTACCATTCATACCAGCGTTGTTGCTTTCTGTTGTTTGAACGATTTCAAGAATCTTAGCCAAAGTAGGCGCACCACCATTAGTTCCGATTGCTACACTACCAATATTAGCAGTATTCAAAACACCATAAGGCTCACCTGAACCACTACCGTTGATTGCTGCTGCTTCGATTTTAACTGCGAACGCTTTCATAAACGATTGAATCAAATATTGCTCGATTGAGTAATTATCTTGAATCAATAATTGCTTAGAAAGGTCTGTAAATGCAGCTAATCTGTAAGGAGTGATAGAACGTGAAGCAGTTGTAGGGTCGCCAGCACTTGCATCAGTTGTTTCAGGAGTCCAAGCAGCAGTTACTCCAGTTGCAAAACCGACTAAGTCAGTATTAGCAGACAAGCCTGTCAACATAGTAGCACCTAAAGATTCTAAAACAGTCATTGCGTAAAGAGCATCAAAGAAAGGAATCTTGTCGGTTGGAATCCAGTTACCACCAGCAGTTGAACTTCCAGCAGTCATTGCACGTTTTTCAACAGTTAAGAATCTGTTAGACAAATACAAACCTGAAGCGTTACCGCCTAAAGTTCTTTGTTCTTTGTTAGACTCTTCGATAACTTCTTTTTCAAGACCTGAGATAGAACGATTTTCTACCATGTCTTTTACTAATTTACCAAAAGAGAAGTTTCTTGCTTCGTTTTCATCACCACGACCAGCAGCGTTACCACTAACTGATGCGCTAAATTTAGCTTGTTCAGCAGCACGTTTTTCTAATTCTAAACTTGCTTCAACTTCTTTGCTTAAGTTTTCTTCTTTTTCAATCGCTTTTCTTAATTCGGCAGTTTGCTCAGGTGTGCGATTATCCACCTTCGAAAGAGTCTCGATTGTATCTGATACAATTGCTCTCTCTTCTTTTAGTTGTTTTGAATTTTTCATTCTTATTTAGCTTTATTGTTTATTTTTAAATCCATCAAATCGGGTTGTTTTTCGATTTGTCTTTTTCTCAAACCTACTGAGGTCTGTTGATA